GACATCCTGGCCGAGGACGAGGACCTCTCCGACGACGAGAAGGAGAAACTCTACGGCGACCAGACCGAGCAGTGGAAGCGGTCGCTGCCCTACCCCATCGCCACCACGGACGTGCCCCCGGACACCTTCTACCACGTCAAGAACGAGGACGGGTTCACGTTCTGCTGCGAGGTCAAGACCGTCCCCTTCTACGAGACCCTGGAGCGGTTCCAGGCCTCGGTCAACGAGAAGGGCCAAATCCTGGCCCCGTCCGACTACCGGTCCGCCGGTCTCCCTCGCCACGAGTGGGCCACCGCCTTCGGCTCCACCGTGCCGGGCCGCAGCCAGTGGACCGGTCGCGGGCGGGTCAAGCCGCTGACCATGGTGGAGGCCTGGGACGCGAATGAGGTCACGTACATCCTTTACGGTCCCGGTCAGGTCACCAGGGGTGGCAAGCGGCTGGGACGCGGCACTGTGGTCAAGTCCGTCAAGCACCGCTATGGTGACCGGATCACTGGCGCGCTCCGTGGACCCTACTTCCAAGCACTGGGTATCACGACTCACTCTCGCCTGCCAGAGCACGCGGGACTGGGGATTCTGTTCGGCTTCCTCGAACTGTTTCCGATGCTCGATTCGCTTCTTACTATTCAGGCGAATGCTGCGTTTCTCTACGGGTTCCCGGCTTTTAAGGAGAGTGCGCCTAACGGCCCCACGCTCCAGGGGCCGTTCGGCAACGACGAGGGAGAGGGCGAGTCCGGCCGCACCCGCATCGAACCCGGGACTCTCTATCCGCGTGACATTGCTCCCGTAGACATGCCCCGCTCCGGCATCGACCTGGAAAAGACCACCACCTGGATCAGGGACTTCATCCAGATGGCGATGCCCAACGTGGTCTCCGGGGCGGTCTCCGCGGAGCAGTCCGGCTGGGCCATCACCCAGGCCTCCCAGTTGGCCCGCCTGGGCTGGCAGCCGATCATCGACAACGCCCAGTTCGCCCTGTCCCGCCGCACCGGCTTCGAGTCGTGGCTGCTGGACAAGCGGGTGCGCGAACCCGTTTCCGTGTGGGGCGAGGTGCCCGCCAACTACACGGCGTCCCGCGCCCGCCAGGGGTGGCTGACCGTCTCCCCGGACGACCTCAACGGCGTCCACCGCTACCGGGTGGTGCTGCAGCCGGAGACCCCCGCCGACCGCATCCAGCAGATCAGGACCCACAAGGAACTGCTGGGCCTGCGCCTGGAGGCGTGGAACGACGCGGTGACCCAGATGGGCGGCAATCCCGACGAGGTGGAGGCGGCCTGGCTGCTCTACGACCTCAAGAACGACCCGGTGATCAAGGCCCAACTCAAGAAGGAGACCTTCAAGGAGTTGGGGGTCATGGACGAGGACGCCATGAACAAGGCCAACACGGAAGCGCGTGCGGTGCAGGAACCGGCCAAGCCGGGGACGCCCACGCTGCAGCCGCCGATGATGGGCGGCGGGCAGGCCCCGGGTGGCGCACCGGGCCAGCAGCCCGGCCTGCCCCGTCCGAACATCGCCGTCACGCCTGGGGTGCCTGGTGGCGGAGCGCCCATGGCCCCGCCTCCGCCTCCCGGCCTGACCGGGCAGATGCCTGGGATGCCGGGTACGCCCGCGCCTGGGCGCTAGAATGGCCCTCGGAGCGCCGCCCCAGGGCATGCCGCCCAACCCGCTCATGCCGGGGGTCATGCCGGGACGCCCCCCGGGTATGGGCGGTCTCGGACCTCCCTCCCCGGCCCCGGCGGGTGCTCCTCCCGGGATGCCCCCGGCCCCTCAAGGGGTGCCTCCCGGAGTCCCAGCCCCCGGTCCCCCGGGCGGGGGTCCCCTCCAGGGGGGTGGGGTCAGTGGGTTGGGCACCCCGGGGGCCTTAGAGAAAGCCCTCCGCGCCGCGGGCATCGAGGTGCCAGCCGGGGCTGCGGCCAAGGAGCCGCAGTTGGGGCGCAAGTCGCCCCGCGGCCACCCCGACCACATCTACGAGGTCGTGGCCCACGACCTGGCCGAGTGGCTCCACACCATGCCCAAGGTGCTCGCCGCCGCCATGCGCGGTGGCCCCCACCGCCAGGGGCCGTTCATGCACGCCGCCACCGGCCAGCAGAAGTACGAAATCTTCAAGGGCAAACTGTTCAGCCCGGACGGCTCCCCCAACATCCCGGGCCGCCAGGAGTTGCTGTCGAAGCTGACCCCCCGGCAGTACGCCGAGGTGGTCCACATCGTCACGGCGCAGATGAAGCGCCGCGGCGAAGCGGGTGAGGGCGTCGAGTCGCCAGAGGAGCCGAGCAATGCCTGAGTGGTGGGAAGAGGGCGGGTCCGATCCGGCTGGCGACTACAACCCCACCCAGACCGGGGCGGCGGAGAACCAGTTCGACGCCAACACGGTCTACTCCCCGCCGGGGCAGGAAGCCCCCATCGACCAGTGGAACTTCACGCCCGACCCCAACGCCCCGGGCGGCTACCAGGCCCACGGCCCCGGTACGGCGGCCGACCCCAACCTGCCCCAGTTCTCGAACCAGAACGGGCAGTACCCCAACGACCAGTCGATGGCCGACTCCATCGCCAACCAGCAGGTCTCCCCGCAGGCCACGGTGACGGGCGACGGCAACGCCGGGTTCATGGCCGCCTACTCGGCGCTGGGGTCCGGCCTCGGGCAGCAGGGCCAGAAGTCCCAGGTGTACACGCCGGAGCAGTTCTCGCAACTCCCTCCGGAGACGCAGGCCCTGTTCAACAACACCTACCCCGGCCAGGGTGCCCAGGTGTGGGCGCAGCAGGCGACCCAGAACGCGGCGAACGCCTGGGCCAACGTCCCGCCCCAGCCGTCCACCTGGGCGAACTACACCAACTACGCCTACAGCCCGCAGAACGGCTACTACGACCCGGCCACCGGCAGGCACACCGGGTGGGGCAGCATCGGCGCGGGCACGCAGTGGACGGCCCCGGGGTGGGGCGTCCCCGGCTTCGGCATGGCCCCGCAGCAGATGACGCCGCAGAACTGGGCCATCCTGAGCGACCCGAAGCTGCAGGCCGCGCTCGCCCCCGGGTACATCCCCGGCTCCGGCACCTATAACCAGTTCAACCTCTCCAAGGGCAACCTGTTCGGGAACATCGCCGGGCAGCCGTCCAACCTGAACTACGGCGTCGGCGGACCCGGAGACCCCACCACCGGGCTGGAGCCGCAGACCCCCGACGAGTGGATTCAGGGCGGGAAGCTGTTCACCTGGAACGGCAACATGGGGACCAAGGAGACCGGCACCGAGGGGCTGGACTACATCGCCACCCTGTTCGGCCGCTCGGACACCCCCTCCGGAATCGGCACCCCGGCGTGGAACGCCCCGAAGCAGTTCTGGGACGGCCTCGGGCAGGCCATCGCCGCCGGGAAGGTGCAGCCCACCAACCGCGGGTGGGCGGCGCTCCTCGCCAAGGGGTACACGCCGCAGAATCTCGGCGGGGCGGCTATCGAGCAGGCCAAGAGCGTGGGGGTGCAGGCGAACGGGCAGGGCGCTTCCGGGGGGTCTGGTGGTGCCGGTACTGGGCCGATGGGGCCGGGCACCCAGGCCTTCAACTACCAGGCCGCCTACCTCGACTACCTCTCCGCCCGGATGAAGAACCTGGAAATCCCGGGGATGGAGAACCAGAACCAGCAGTTCCACGACCAGTTGGCGTTCGAGCAGGCCAAGCAGGCGTTCCTCGAAAAGTTCCAGAACATGACGTTCGAGGAGCAGCAGCGCCAGTTCAACGAGCAGAACGCCCTGGCCCAGGGGCAACTCCTCGGCTCGTTCAACGGCCAGGACACCCTCGGCAAGCAGCAGTTGAACCAGCAGACCTCGCTCGGCTACCTGAACCTGCTGGCCCAGTTGCGCGGCCCCGGCGACATCTTCCAGTACCTCAAGGTGCTCAACGGCACCCCCGGAGGGATGAAGGACATCGTGAACGCCGCGGCCGGGTCGTACAACATGCCGTCCTTCGGCGGCGGGGTCACGGTGGGCGGCGGCACCCAGGGGGCGGACCTCAACTCCCTGCTCACCCAGTTGAACAACCCCAACTACGGCAGCGAGGCGAAGAACATCAACCTCCCGCTGCCGAACCAGATCAGCGCCCAGGCCCTGCTGAAGATGTCCCCCTCGCAGCAGCAGACCCTCCTCGCCGCCTACGAGGCCGCGGGCTACAACCCGCAGGACGTGATGGCGATCTTCAAGAACTCCCTGCCGCAGTACGGCGGGGCGGGCGGATCGGCGGCGCAGGGCACGGCCGGTCGTGTCGGGCTGTTCGGGTAGGAGTGGGTCATGGGCATCGCTGATCTGCCAGACATCAACGAAGAGGACTGGAACGCCTACACCGCCGACCAGTTCCTCGCCACCACCAACCCTCTGCTGGACTCCCTGCGCTTCCAGCAGACCACGGCCAACGCGGGTGACCGCATCCTGGCCGAACTGCAGCAGGCCCAGGCGGAGGAGGACGAGCGCCGCCGCCGGGCCATGCTGCAGATGCAGCAGGCCGAGCAGGCCGCGCAGATGCGGGCGGCGCAGACCCGCGCGGAGACGCAGTTCGCGTCCCAGCCCTACGACGACCTGCGCCAGATGATGCAGGCCCCGGACACCAACCAGGTGTCGCCGGGGCCGTCGCCCCTGAGCCAGCCCATACAGGGGAGCCAGAACGGCCTCAATGGGCCTGGGCAGCCCATCGGCCCCGTCAGGCCGCCGCCCAACGGCGACCCGAACTGGTTCTCCTCGGCCGGGCGGGGCCTGTCCGACTGGGCGCAGCAGCAGCGCGACAACGGCTTCTCGCAAAACCCCATCGGCACCGCCGCCACCGGGGCGGCGCAGGGCCTCGCCAAGATGGGCGAGAACATCGGCGGGTCCATCGAGGCGTTCAAGCAGGGCGACCCGGTGATGGGTGCGCTGGGGCTACTGCAGGGCGCGACCTCTTTCGGTGACCCCCTGCGCGGGGTCGCCAAGGAGTTCGGCGCACCGGAGACGATGCCCTCGTGGGCGGTGCCCCCGGCGATGCAGCCCGGGATGCAGAACGTCACCCCGGAGACGCCGGTCTTTGGCGGCCTGACCAACCCCCAGGAACTGGCCGGGCTGGTGCCGGAGACGCTCTTCGACCCCACCGACCGGCTGGTGGAGGAGGGGGTCAAGCGGATCGGCCCGCACGTCGGACCCCTGCTGCGCCGGGGCGCGGAGGCGTTCAGTGACGCCACCGCCAACATCCCCGCCGCGGACAACCTCGCCACCGGGGCGCTGCGGATGGCCCGCGGGATCAGCCCCGACCTGTACGAGGACCCGGCGCGGGCTGCGGCCACCGCAACCGAGGTCACCGGTGCTCCGGGGATTCCTGAGCCGATGGCCGCCTACGCCCGGGTCAACGAGGGCAAGGCGGCGATTGGCATCGACCCACGCCTGGTCAATGTCCTGGGGGGCAACCTCTACAGCGGCGATCTTGGCAAGATCGCGGTCAAGGAGATGCTCCAGAACTCGGTGGACGCCGTTCGCCCCCTGCTGGACGCGCAGGTCGCCAAGTACGGATCGTTGGAGGCCATCCC